GATCCAGATGGAGCTATGGAAATTCAAAAGTATATCTTTGACAAAGCTAAAGGCTGGACAATGGAATCAGCAAAGAAATGGGTTGCTGATCATAAGAATCTAGAATTTGCTATTCTTAAAGAAGAGATGGCAGAAGAATTTGCTAAAGTAATTCTCAGAGTTAAAGCTCTTGAAGATAAAAATGAAGTGCTTTCAAAATCTTTGGAAGCTGTTCTTAACCCTAAACAGCCTGAAAAGGGCTTGTTCTCGGAAGAAATTAAGAAACTAAAACAATTTACTATCAAATAACATTCGGAGGTTTTATCATGGACGAGAAAGAAATTCAACAACTGAAAGAAATGTTAGCTGGTCTTACTGGACAGTTATCAACAAGGGAACAGGAAATGAAAGACATCAGAGCAGAGTTAGTAGCTCTTAAGGCTCTTCCTGCAAGTGCTCCTCTTCCTCCAGTTCGATCAAGAGAAAAAGTGTTTGGTTATGATCTTAGTAAGCAGGGTTTAAATCTTCATACGAAAGATGAAGAGACTAAAGATCGAATTGCAAAATGGCTTATCAATCTTATCAAATCAAATCCAAAAGCACCTAATGCAGAAGCTGTTAAGTTTATGCAGACTTACAAAGCACCAGGTGAGCTTACAGAAGCAGCAACGACAGCAGCTGGATATCTTGTCCCTGAGGAATTCACAGCTGAACTTCTTTACTTTGCTAGATTAGTATCTTTTGGTCTAAGTGAAGCTCGGATTTGGCCAATGTCTTCAGATGTTCGAAGAGTTCCTACAGAAACAGGTTCAGTTAGTGTAAGTTGGACTGATGAAGGAGATCCAATTACTCCATCTAACCCAACAGTTGATGAAGTTGTTCTTACTGCAAAGAAATTGACAGTTCTTATTGGACCAGTAACAAATGAGTTGCTATCTGATTCTATGATTGATATTACAAGCTGGCTAACAGAATTATCAGGAGAAGCACAGGGATTAGAGATTGACAATCAGATTCTTAATGGAGTTGGAACACCTTTTGATGGTATTCTTCCTTCTGCTGATGTAATTGATGTTGTTATGGGATCTGGTTTAGTTAATTTCTCAGATATTAGTGGTGATGATCTTTCAAAGATGATTTCAGCATTGTCTGTAAATAAGCTTGCTAATGCAAAATTTGCTATGCATAGAACAGTTCTTCATTATTTGAGAACTGCAAAGGCTGCTGCTGGAACTGGTGCTTATCAGTGGGCGAACATGGCTGCAAATGAACCAGCAACACTCTGGGGATACCCCTACATAATCAGTGAAAAAGCTCCTGCATCTACAGATAGTACAGCTGAAGTTGATACAAGCTTTGTTGTTTTTGGAAACTTCAAGAATTTTGCTATTGGTCAGAGACTTTTCAATACGACTTTAGATATTGATCCATTCTCATATTTCTCTTCATATCGAACACAGTTTAGAATGGTCAGTAGATTTGCTGAAGCTATTGGATTGCCAAAGGGATTTGTTAAGTTAACAACTGGTAGTTAATAATTGAAGATACCCTGGAGCTGTTTACATAAAATTACAAAATGCCAAATATTTTGGCTCAATGAGCCTCCCCGGCTCCAGGGGATTCTTTTGAAAGGAGAATGTTCTGGAAACAGAAGATCTTACAACTCAAACAGAATCTAAGTTTATAGAAGAAGATCTTATACCTCGACTAGAACCTGTGATTGAAGAAGTTAATTTAACTGACTTAAAGTATGACCAAGAAGATTTTGATAACTTTGTAAAAGAACAGATAAGTGATGTAGCACATGAAGTTCATCATGTTAAAGAGAGATTGAAAACTTTACATGCTGAAGCTGCTATGTTGAAATCACAAATAGATATAGCTGTAGGTTATCTTTTTCAGTTGAAAATGAGAACAGGACAAACTATTGAAATAGGATCTGATGTTTTGAGTTTCGAAGGTACAAATGACTTTTCAGAACTTCAACTAGATATGTATAAAGAGAAGTTAAATCTTACAGAAGAGATGGAAATAGCTGAACGTCCACCTATTGAACGTAGAGTTGTTCATCATAAACGAAGATTTAACAGTGATGAGAGGAAAGAGAAGCGAGAAAGAAGAGAACAAGAAAAAGAAATAACTCCAGAGTTCTTTAACCAAATTGTTGTGAAGGAGTAACTCATGGATTACACCTATAATTCAATAATCAAACCAGCAGATATGATAACATATCTAAAAATTGGTGATCAGGATATAGACTTAGTAGAAGCACTCTGTGATAGATCTAGCCAGATTTTAGAAACTCTTTGTAATAGAAAGTTTATGAACTGTGATTCAACTGGAGAGATTGAGATAACAGAGGTTCATTCTGGCAATGGAAGTCAATATATTTTTCTTGATATGTATCCTATCATTAGTGTAACTTCAGTTAAAGAAGATGCTGATAGAGATTTTGGAGATGATACTACAGCTGATGTAAGTACATATTTTATAGATTCTGCTGCAGGAATGATAGTCTCAGATAGTTATTTTGGAAGAGGTAATGGAAACATTCAAGTTAAATATAGTGGAGGATATACTCAATCTACTATCCGAAAAGATCTAGTTCAAGTTACTTTAGAGATTGCTGCTTTGCTTTATAAGGGTAAAGATCAAATTGGAATTTCTAGTAAGTCTTTCTCAGATGGGAGTGCTGCTTTTTTCTCTGACAAGTTATCTACTTGGGCAAAAGCAGTGATAGCTTTCTACTCTAAACCAGTAAGAGGATAACAATGAGTAATGAAAGAGAAACTATTCTTAGCGATATAGTTACTTTGTTAGAAGGAATTAGGAAACCAACTTTTAACTCTTCACCTGCAGTAAGCAGGAAACGGGAACATTGGATAGATACAAATCGGTATCCAATTCTATTCGTTGATGAAGGAGAACTAGAACAAGTAGCAGATATTTGCTTTGGAACAGTTCAAGGAATTTTAACCATTCAAATTCTAGGGAGAATTCAAGGAGCATGGGAAGTATTAAATGCATTGATTGAAGATGTCAGAAAGAGAATTGATTCTGCTGATAACACTCGTTTTGAGTTTACTAACTTAAGAACAGTTCAATCAGTAGCAGATCCATCTTCAGATCTCAAAGAATTTGAGTGTAGAGTCAACGTGGAATATTTTTATCAGAGAGGATCAGCATGATAACATTTATAATAGGGATGATTGTTGGAGCAGTAGTTTTGGAAGCAGTCAAATATTTCTACAAGAAATATGTTATAAAACAATAGGAGGTTATTCAAATGGCTCTTTACAGAGGACGAGAAGGATCATTAAAGTATGGCGTTGTTGGATCTGGAACTGCAGTCCAACAGGTTTCTGACTGGAAGATAGATTCTTCAATGGAAATTCTAGATGGAACATCATTAGGCGATACATCTAAAGTGAAAGTAACTGGACTTGGAGATTGGAAAGGAAGTTTTTCAGCTTTCTTTGATAATCAATCAGTTAACACACAGCAAGCAGCTCTTATTGCAGCAGCTTTAGCTGGAACACTTTTGACTGGTGCTACATCTGTTACTTTCTATCTAACTGCAGCTAAGTACTTTTATGGTGATATTATCATCACTGGAATGAGTGTAACAGTGGCAGTTGGAGATCTAGTGAAGATTGCTTTCACGTTTGAAGGATCTGGCCCATTAGCATTAGCATAAGCAAAATAATATAGGAGGTTTTAACATGAGCCTTTTTAAAGGTAGACTCGGAGAGTTGTATGCTTGGAATGGTGTATTCACAAATGCACTAGCTGAAGCTTGCACAGAAAACTATGGAAGCGATCCTACGAAAGCTCAAATAACAGATACTACCAAACAGTTGTTATCTCCAAACGAAGTCCAGACTTTTTCATCTTCTAATGGGAAGAATGTTATTGCTATTGATTATCTAAATGGAGTGGCAACCTTTGATGGCGACGTCTCTTCTGCTATAGTTACAGCTGATAGTATCAACTATATTGATGATAGTGATATAGAATTGATTGGTAATATATATGGCTGGAAACTTGATTCTAGCATGGAGATTTTAGATGGAACTTCTCTTGGAGCAACATTCAAATCAAAGATTACTGGGCTTGGAGATTTCAAAGGATCTGCTGATGCATTCTGGTTGAATGATGACTGGTTTATTAAGTTTATCGCTGGAAGTGTTTACTACATGAAATTTATCATTGATTCAATTGGTGGACCTGGAGCAAGAGTTGGATTTCATGGATTTGTTATCATCAGTGGACTTTCGCAGAATACTCCAGTTGGTGAATTAGTGAAAGAAACACTCACACTAGAAGGCTATGCAAACTTGGCTTATTCAGATGTGATGTAAACTATGAAGAAGAGGGAGGCTTGGCAAATGAATATCAAAGACATTCTGATCAAAGAAGAGAAGACTACGTGGATTAAATACATCGATGATTTTGAAGTGAAAATTAGATTTGTCCCAAGAGGAGAAATGACTCGAATGTTCGAGAGAAGTAAAAGTATCACTTGGGATAAGAGAGATCACACTAAAGTAGAGAAAGTGGACTCAGATATCTTCTATAAGAACTTTGTTGACAAAGTTATTATGGACTGGAAGGGACTAAAAGCATCAACTCTAAAGAAGATGCTTCCAATTCAGGTTACAGATGAGAATCAGGAGATTCCATTTACTCCAGAAAATGCATACGAACTCATACGCGGTGCTTATGACTTTGACTTATTTATCAATAATGCTGTTGTTGATTTAGAAAACTTTGATAGAGAGAAGTCAGAAGCAGAAAAAAAAATCTAATCGAGTACGGAGAGTGGTTAAGAAATCACCCAAACTTCACTGAGAATTGTGAATTATGTGAGATAGCTTATCAACAACATAAGCAATTTACTCCGTGTGAGACTTGCAAAGAAGCCCCTCCAAATGTCCTACCTGAGAACTACGAAGCTCTACTTGTTTACGATCTGTGCAAACTCCAATTGATTCTAACAGCTGATGGTCCTGCAATTTCTATTAGATTAGAAGCTATCAAGACAGCTATGGATCTATTAGATATTGAAGATCAATTATATACTGCTAGAAAAGTTCTAGGTTTTGTAGAAGAGTTGTATAGAAGAGATAAAGAATCAATGGAAGGTGCAACTATGGGGAGTCAAGATGCCAATTAAGTTTCAATCTAAAGATGTTTTAGATAAGCTTGAAAAGAATGCAGATAAATTTCGAGGAGATCTTAAGAATGCAGTTGATAGAGCAGTAAAGAAAGCAGAGTATATTTCAAAGACAGAATTTCTATCTGGCCCTCGTCCAGATATCTTAGCACCAGTTACAGGGAACTTAAGAGCTTCTGTTAGAGGAACAATGATAGAAGAAGCTAATACTGTTAAAGGGATATTATCTGCTGGTCCGTTGCCATATGCTGCTATTCACGAGCTTGGTGGAATGGCTGGTAGAGGAAGAAGAGTTTACATCAAACCAAGACCATATCTAAGACCAGCTCTAGAAAGAGTTAAATCAGATTTAGAAAATGAGATTACTAAAGTTATAAAGGAGCTACAGTCATAAATGGAGAAACTAACTTATAGCATTGAAGTTCAAGATAATGGAACTGCTGTTATCAAGAACTTTGCGGCTCAAGGAAAAGATGCATCTACTTCTATGGAAGGTATGTCAACTTCCTTAGATAAGAGTGCTGGTGTGTTTGGAAAAATGAGTGAAATGGCTAGTGGTGCTTTAGGGAGTATTGGAAAACTTGGTGGTGCTCTTCCTGGGATAGTAGGAAACTTTGAAACTCTTGGTAGGATGATTGAGAATGTATCTAAAGGTATATCTGCTAGTGGAGAGGGATGGAAGCTTACTCTTGCTGGTATTGGTCAGGGAATGACTAACTTTGCTACTCTAATACTTACTCTTGTTGGTGGAAGTATTCAAAAAGTATTAACAAGTCTTGGTGTTCTTCCTGAAGTTGAGAAGACTACTACTTCAATGTTTGAAAGAATTAAAACTAAAGTAGATTCAGTAGCAAATAGTATGGTTGAGTCAGTAAGAGGAGTTGCTCCTAATATCACAGATCTTGTTACTAGTGCTGTTAAAGGATTACTTTCAATAGCTGATAGAGCTTTTGAAACACTTAAAAGTGCTGCAGTTAAAGCATTTGAGTATGTTAAAGGAGTGATTTCTAAAGCTTGGAGTGCAATCAAAGGGTTAGTTAGTAAAACAGATGAGACTATGGGGGAGACAATATTAGCAAATATAAAGGCAGGAAGAGCAGCAAAAGCAACTGCAGCATATGAAAAGATATCAAAACAAACTCCAGAAGATGTTCATAAGATGGCTGAAGCTATAAAAGCTGAAGGAAAAGCAGCAGAACAAGCAGCTGAAGGACATAAGAGTTGGAGTAGAAATTTAGCTGAAAGTCTTGGTATAGTTAGTAAAGGACAAACAACACTAGAAAAGTTCTGGACAGTTCTTAAAGAGATGGCTAAGGGAGCAGCAGCTGGAGCAGCACTTGGTGGAGCTGGTGGTCCTACTGGAGCAGGTGTTGGAGGAATTTTTGGTACTGTTCTCGGTGGTATGTCGGGAGCAGCAAATGCAGCAAAAACAGCAGCATCTGCAGCAGCAATATCTTGGGGAGTGTTAGTTGGAGAAATTCTAGCAGCTTTTTATGCTCTAAAGAAATTCTTTGATCTTGCAGTAGCTGGTGCTGTAACAGTTAAAGTAGCAGAATCATATAAAAGAATGTTTTCAGATATGCCTGAGTTTCTAGATAGAATGAATAAAGCAACTATGGGAATAGTTGATGATACACAGTTAATGCAAAGAGCTACTGAAGCTGCATTTAGAGGACTTAAGCCAGATCAAATAATACTTATGTTTAATGCTGCTGCTGAAGCCTCTAAACGTTCAGGTGTATCAATGGAAGAATCAATTGATGGAGTTTTTAATGCTGTTAATAATCTTCAGACTTTAGGTTTGAGAAAGTTATTTGGAACTGAACAGCAAACTGTAATGGAGCAATATTCACTAAAGATTAACAAACTAACTACAGACTTTGATGATTTTGACAAAAGACAAGCTATACTTAATTTTCTTGTAAGAGAAACTTCTGATGGTATTAAAGTTCAAGCAACTGCTATGGAAGATTTAGCAAGTGGAGTTCTAGGATTGAAGAAAGATCTTGGAGAACTTTGGGAATCAGTTAAAACTGTTGCTGTTGTTCTTGCTGGAGTTCTAGTAGAAGCTGTTAATCTAGTAAAGTTAGCATTTCAAGAAGTCGGAATAGTTGTTAGTGGATTTATGGTTGTGCTTTATAAATTTCTTGATGTTATTACTTTAGGTAAAGCTGGATATGGTGAGATGGCAGAGAAGATAATGGATTATAATATCCAGCTACAAAAGAGTGCTTTAGAAACAATGG